TACTACCTGTGGCAACCGGATACAACCGCTGGCTTCGGTGGTCGTCTGCTCGGCTCTCCTGTTGTGATTGATGACAACATGCCGGTTATCGCTGCCAATAGCCTGTCGATTGCTTTCGGTAACTTCCCTCGCTCTTATGCAGTTGTTAATCGTGAGGGTACTACCCTGATCCGTGACAACATCACGGCGAAAGGTAAGACTAAGTTCAACTTCCGCAAGCGTGCTGGCGGCGGTATTTACAACTTTGAAGGCATCAAGCTGATGAAGTTTGCCACGAGCTAATAAACTTTTACAAAAGGAGTTATATCATGAACGATCTTCACAATAACGTACGATTCGTACACGCGCTTGCACCGGCTGCTTACGGTACTACTGGTACCGGGCGTGCTAGCGATATCATTGACCGCCAGGGATGGGGCGGTGTCGAGTTCTGTGTCCACTACGGAGTGACAGTGGTGACAAACGCTTCAGTTGCTATTACCGTTTTCGAGGGTGATACTACCGGGGCTATGACTTCTGTGGCCGATGCCGATCTCAACGGTTTGGAGTCCGCAGCCGGGCTTGGTGCTGCTGCCAGAACGTCAGGAACAAGCATGATGATTGGTAAACGTATCGGATACAAAGGCGACCAGCGCTACGTTCAAATCAAAGAGGTACCGACCGGCGGGGCAACTGGTATTGTTGGTATCGGTGCCGTTTTGCATAATCCTAACAACGCACCGACCTCTAACCCATAACCTCCAGAACGGTTGCCATGCTCATCCCATAGGCAACGCCGGAACCGTAACCGGCACACCTTTACAAGTGAGGCGTTATGAGCAGATTTGACAGATTATTTGGCCTTATAAAAAACTCTCTTCAAGAAACCCTCCGAGATATAATTCTTGACCTGTCTACGAGTAACGCTGACCGAGACATGGCAGCAGGAAAAGTATCTGTAAAAAGTCTCCAGCTAGATCTCTCCGAGGCTGTAGAAGTAGAACAAGGTGAGATGGCCTGGAACTCTGACGAAGAGACTTTCGACTTCGGGATGAATGGAGCCACATGGCAGGGAGGGCTTGAGAACTTTGTCCACATAAGAAACAATACTGGGTCAACAATCACTGACGGGACGCCTGTAATGGCTGTCGGTACTGTTGGAGCGTCAGGGCGTATTCTTGTGTCTCCTATGGTCGGTAGTGATAATGCAAACGCTAAATTTTTGGTCGGAGTAGCGACATATAATCTCGGCACTACTGATGAAACAAAAGATGGTAAAGTAACATGGAACGGAAAGGTTAGAGGTATTGATACAACTGGAGCTCTATCGTTTGGCGGTCTTGAGACTTGGAATGATGGGGAAGTTTTGTACATCGACCCAGTAAATACTGGTCACTTGACAAATGTTGAACCTGAACCTCCGGCTATCTTTATGCCTATAGCGTTTGTCGTCTTCGCACATTCAATGGGAACTTTACAGGTTAGGATCACACCAATAGATGAGAGTTTTTTGAGGACAAGCCGTGTACCTCTTGGCACTTACTCAGCCATACCGGCGCGGAACTCACAAGAAAATGTACACGGTGATTTGACTTCTATTTCGACAGGTGGTGACATTAATGCTGGTGATATTACCTTGACTGCAGACACCGATTGGGGTCTAGGCAAGATGGTTATTGTAAGCAACGGTGTTGCCGAAACAGGGACGATAACGATTACTGGCACTGAGGTCGATAGAAACTCTGGGGCCGAGACAGCTTCACAGGTTTCGACAGTTGTTATTGATACTACGACCACAGATGCAGGCGGAACAGATGCGAACAGTCAGACTACACACTCACTTACAAATGCCTATATAACTGATAAATGGTTTACAGGAACGGCAAATATAATTCTCTCCCAAACAGCAGGGTCATTGACGGATATTGACATTTATCATTGTTCCTTTGAACAGTTCGGAGATGTAAGAAGTATTAATCTGAGGAGCGTTGATATTAAAGTTTTGTGTGATGATTCTGTTGCTGCAAGTCTTTCATCTCACATGTATACGGTTGATGTCACAGGTGATAAGGTAGATATATTGCCAGTAGCTTCGATTGTGCGAACAAGTGATTTTGTATCAGGGCAACAGTATCGCCTCAGAAGAGGAGATATCGATATTGAATTGGACGGAAGAACAGACGGTATATTTGTGAATCTATCTTACTTAGGTTCTCCTTCTAAATTCCGTGATGCAGATATGAAAATATGGGCGGACATTATACCATAAACCCAAAACCTGGATGAGAGGTGAAACATGCTAGAAAGCGGAGAAAGACAAGTTTCTAAAACTGTTGAAGGAATCAGGCGCGACCACGTTGCACGGTACGAATGGGCTGCTGGATTGCTTGAGAAAGGATGTGGCGCTGTCGATGTTTGCTGTGGTATCGGATACGGTACGAAGATACTAGCAGACAAAGGCATCAACGTTGTCGGGCTTGATCGAGATAAAGAAACAATTGATTTCGCAAAAGAGAATTACGCCCACGGCGAAAACGGGTTTCAACTTGTTGACGTTTCAAAAATAAAAGATTTCCCTGCAACGAATGCTGTCGTTTGCTTTGAGGCCGTCGAGCATATTGAAGATCCACGGCCAATACTCAAGGCTTTTAACTCTGATGTTCTGATTGTAAGCGTACCAAACGAGACAGTGTTCCCTAATCTTAATTATGCTTTTCATCACAGGCATTATACGAAGTCAGAATTCGAGGCTTTGTTAAACGAATGCGGGTGGCAGGTTTCAGAATGGTGGGGTCAGGAAGGTACGGAGTCAGAAGTAGAGCGAGACGTAGAAGGTAGAACACTTATAGCTGTTGCGATTAGAAACAAGGTGCCAAAGCATGTTGCTATATTGGGACTTGGACCATCGGTTAACGAGTACCTGGAAGCCACCAAGAGGCTCGGTGGTCGTAAAAAATACGCAGATGAAACATGGGGAATGAATGCACTCGGTGACGTGTTCATCTGTGACAAGCTGTTTCACATGGACGACATACGGATTCAGGAGATCAGGGCAGAAGCAAGACCAGAATCAAACATAGCAGCGATGGTCAAGTGGTTGAAGGATTACCAAGGAGAAGTCATAACAAGCAGGGCTTATTCTGATTATCCATGTTTGACAGAGTTCCCGCTTGAAGATGTGCTTAACGAGTTTGAAATACCTTACTTTAATTCAACCGCTGCTTACGCGATTGCGTACGCCATCTTTATAGGCGTGGAAAGAATTTCTGTTTTCGGTGCTGACTTCACATACCCAAACAGCAACCAAGCAGAAGCGGGCAGGGGATGCGTTGAATTCTGGCTAGGGATAGCATCGGCACGAGGCATAAAGATCACGCTACCGGCAACCACGAGCCTCATGGATGCAATGATGACACAGGAGGCGAAGCTTTATGGGTATGATACACAAGACGTCATCTTTAATAAGCAAGTTGGCGGAAGTCTACAACTGGAGTTTAAAGATAAAGAAACTCTGCCAACGGCTGATGAGATAGAGGACAGATACGACCATTCAGCACATCCAAACCCAATTGTGAGGAAAAATGGAATACAAAATTCTTAAAGACTTTAAAGGTTCACCGACAGGATCAACGGTGGTACAATACACCAAAGGTGAAACAGTTGAATTGACTGATTCTTTGGCCGCTGCTGTTGTCCCTGAAGGATGGGCTGAAGAGGTCAAAAAAGAAGTTACAAAGACACGGAAGCCGCGCAAGAAAAAGGGGAAATAAACCATGGCTAAGACGTTAACAAACCAACACCTTGCTGTATCAGATCCAGGGACAGACGCAGAACTGGTTGATATATCTTCTGCGGACCATGCGTTTACGCACCCAGTTCTTTTGTTAGTTGGTGGCGCTGGTGATATCAAAGTTGAAACTTCGGCAGGCACGACGATCACTATCCCGAGCGTACCTGTCGGATACCTGTTGTGCTTTGTCACTAAGGTTTACAAGACCGGCACAGCAGCAACATTCATGACAGCAATTTTCTAGGATTAGCATGGGAAACCTCACACTAAAAACAGCACCGGCGTCTGAGCCGTTCACAACCGCAGAAGCCAAGACCCATCTGCGCGTTGATATTGCTACAGATGACACTTATATCGATACGCTTGTAGTCTCTGCCAGGGCGAGAACTGAGGCTTATCTGCGTAAAGCATTAATTACTCAGACATGGGAGTATCGTCTTGATTGGTTCCCTATTAGCGATGAATCAGAATTGCTTGTGCCAATGTTGCCGATGGTGTCAGTATCTACTATAAAATATATTGATTCAGACGGCGACGAACAGACATGGAGTTCTGCTGAATACACGGTTGATATTTACAATCATGTCCCGCGTATTTTGCCAGCCTTCTCGTTCTCATGGCCGACAACACGCGACCAGATAAACGCTGTGACAATTGAGTTTGTTGCTGGCTATGGTACCGCTTCTGATGTCCCTCAAGATATTAAACATGCAATGCTTCTTTTGATCGGTGAAATGTACGAAAACAGAGAAGAGTCGGTCACTGGTACTATTGTTTCAGCGATGCCCACAACGGCTCAATCGTTGCTGGATATCCACCAAGCAAAAACGCTGGGGTTTTAAATGAGAGCCGGACGCTTGCGCCATGTCATAGTGATTCAAGAAGTCACTGAAACACGATCTACTACAGGGGCAATTGTCGAGTCGTGGGGTACGTTTTTAACGACACGGGCAGCAATTGAACCGATAAAGGGAAACGAACCTTTCGCGTCTTCTCATTTACGCGGTGAAACGACTGTTAGTATTACGCTCAGGTACCATCCAGGAATAACATCAAAGATGCGTATTACAAATGACGGTTTGACTTATCAAATAGACTCGCCACCGATTAACCCTAAAAGCTCAGATAGGATGCAGGTATTACTGTGTAGCGTGGTTGAGGCATGAGTGTCCAGTCTGTTCTATATACAAGGCTCACAACGTTCGCAGGGTTGAATGCGTTGATAGGACTAAGGGCTTACCCTCAAGTTGCACCGCACACGCCTACAACGCCCTTTATCGTTTACGGGGAGGTTTCTGACGAGCATCACTCTGCTATGGGTGAGGATTCTCAGGTGGTATCGTCTCGTTATCAATTCGACGTTTTTGCAGATACAGACGAATCAAAAAACGCGGTAACAAAACAATTAAGAAAGGCATTGCAACGGTGGCGTAATACGGTAGGAACTATCGTGCAAGCAACGTTCTATCTTAACAGTGTGGATATTTACGAACCTGATACAGAATACTTTAGAAAGACAGTTGATTTCGAGATCAACCACGAGGAGACGTAAATGAGTACGATTGTGCTATCTGACCAAAAAATATGGATGGATGGTTATGACCTGACCGGCGACATGAATGCCCTCGGCTTAGACTATTCAGCAGAAATGCAGGATGATACGACTTTCGGTGATGATACGAAAAGCATGAAGGGTGGGCTTAAAATGGTGACCGCCAGTGCTGAAGGGTTCGTCAACACGTCAACAGACAAACCCTTGTTCGATGCAGTTGGCGTTGCTGATAAGCCGTTTTCTTTTGCTGCTCAGTCTGCAGAAGGGTCAACTGCCTTTACATTCAAATCTGTATTCTCAGAGTATGCCCCAGGCGGTGAAGTTGGAACTATGTATAGCTTTTCATCGTCTGCTGCTGCGTCAGGATCGCTTGTTCGCGGTACGTTAATGACGAACAGCACCGAGACTGCTACAGACGATGGAACGCAAAGAACGCTAGGCGCTGTTCTAGCTGGTGAGGCTCTTTATGTGGCGTTGCACGTTACTGCTGTAACAGGTACAAACCCAACCCTTGACGTTGTTATCGAGTCCTCAGCAACGGGTTCTTTCAGCGGTGAGGAAACAACCAGAATTACATTCACCCAGGCAGATGACATTACATCAGAATGGATGTCAGTTGCAGGTGCGATTACAGATACTTTCTGGCGGGTTACTTGGGCCATTGGCGGCACAGATACCCCGACATTTACCTTCGCGGTTATAGCCGGGATCTTATAAGGAGCAACATCATGGCACAGTTAATTTTAGAAGATGCGTTCGTCTCGGTTGACGGTAATGATATTTCGTCAAGCGTAAAATCTGTCACTGTTAATTATTCTGCTGAAATGCAGGACGATACAACTATGGGTGACGACACCAAAAGCAACAAAGGCGGGCTTAAAAACTGGTCAGCAGAGGTAGAACTTTTGCAGGACTTTGCCACAGGTCAGCTTGATTCAATTCTGTTCCCGCTTGTAGGCACTACAGTACCAGTTATTTTCAGGCCCACGTCTGCTGCTGTAGGACCGTCGAATCCTAACTATACAGGCAACGGCACCATCGAAAGTTATCCCCCTTTGGGCGGCACTGTTGGCGATCTTGCCAGCACTACTATTTCTATTCAGCCAGCAGGTACTCTTTCAAGAGCTACCTCTTAACATCAACCCATAACAAAGGATGAGTGAGTTATGTTTTTATCCAAAGAAGCAATTTTACAAGCCGATGATCTTCCGAGAAAAACCGTAAAAGTAAAAGAGTGGGGCGGTGATGTAATTGTCCGTTCTATGACAGGCGTAGAGCGTGACGCGTGGGAAATGGCTACGTATGGCGGCGGTAAAGTCAATATGGAAAACGCAAGAGCGCGTCTTGTTGCGTTGACCGCAATTGACGAAAAAGGCGAGAGGCTTTTCACTTCTGATGAAGCTGAATTGCTAGGCAAGAAATCAGCTAAAGCCCTTGCTAAAGTTTTTGAGGCTGCTCAGAAGCTCAACGGTCTCGGCGTTGGTGATGTTGAGGAATTAGCGGGGGAATAAAAGCCCGGCCAGGACGAAAGTTCTACTTCGACTTAGCCCGTGAGTTAGGAATGACAGTCACGGATTTACTGAGTCGGGCAACGTCACGAGAATTAACAGAATGGAAGGCTTACTTCTTTATCGAAAGTGAGAATACAAAGCGGCGAGAGCTTGAAGCAAAAGCCAAGGCAGGGGTTAACAATCGTAAGGGGCGGCGATGAAGTTCGATATGAAGGTGGAAGGGCTAAAGGAATTGGAGGATAAGCTAATAAAAGACCTCCCTACTGCCGTTCAGAAGAAGGTTATGCGCTCTGCCCTTATGTTCGCCTTAACCCCTATACAGAAAGCAGCAAAATCTAAAGTGCCAAAAGACTCAGGCGAGGTTGCCAAGGCTATCAGAAAGAAGTCTTTGCTTACCCGCGCTAACAAGTTCAAAGCTGAAGCCGGTATCCACATGACATCCAAAAGAAAAGCAACAGGGTGGAAGTGGCACTTCATAGAGTTTGGTACTCAGGCGCATAAGGTAAAGACCAAAAAGAAAAATGTA